TCGATTGCCTGCGCCCGTTGCCACAATGGCCCTACCGGACGTATCCGCCATGACGCGAACACCACGTGTAACTCCCGCGCCAATCTCAACCTCTGCAATGCCATCAAGCAGCACAGAGGCACCGCGCCCCTTTGTGATATCCGAAGCGGACACGTCGTACAGGTTCACGCCATGCGTTTCATCCGTAGATGCTGTAACCTGCGCTACCTGCTCTGTCACACCAGTCAGCTTCACGAAGCGAAACTTGGTAATCGCACCAGCCGCGTCGTAACCCTTTGCGAATTTCGGGTTGCTGTAAGCAGTCATTACTCAGAACCTCCCTGCACATGCACGATGGACTCACGATATGCAGCATACAGATCGGGATGCTTCTCAGCGGCGAGTTGCACCGCTGCACTGTACGAGAGATTGTCCGACGCCTGAATGGACTTGATCTTCTCAGCGAAGTCCTCAGTCGAACCGCCGCCCGAATCGCGGGAGCTACCCTGTTCACCGAACGTGACAATGTTGTCACGGTTAGTCACAGCCGAGATGGCATTGGCAAGACCGGATGAATCGAGCGTACCGTTCTCAGCCGCCATATGCGCCTGCTCAAGCTGCTCTCGCGCAACCGGCGAAAGCCCCTCTGTATCACTGATCTTCTCAAACTGCCCGGCAAACTCAGTTGCCCGCCGCTCCTTAGACTCCTGATCAAGTCGTCCGAGCCTTGCTGCCTCTTCGGGATACTCAGCAGCAAACTTGGCCTTCTTGTCGAAGTCGTGAGCGACCTTACGAAGCGGCTCAACCTCCTTAGTGATACCGTCGATAGCGGCCATAACAGCCGCTTCGTCAGCATCATCGGGGAGGCCAAGCTTCTTGCGAAGCTCGTCCAGTTTCACAACGTTCCCCTCCTGTGTTCCAGTGTCAACCTTTGCGTTTGGATCATCGTCTGCCGGGTGTGGTGGTGTTGCCATATCCGGTGCCGTCCCCGGCTCCTTGTGCTTGGGAATATCAATCACCTGATCCGGCTCGGTCGGCTGGTTTGGAGTTGCCTCCATTCCATCCGGCTTCTGAGCAGTTGGCTCATCGCCCATGTCAGTCTCCAATACTATCTCACTTGCGTTGATTGGCAAACGCCCCTTATGCATCGGACGATTCGTAAGTCCGCCACCGAGCGCCACGTCCTTGTGCTTCGTGTGCGTTCCGGGGTGCTCCCACTCATCGATCCATTCGGCTGAAAAGTACTTCCACTCTCCCGCACGAATCTCTCCGCTTGCCTGTGGAGTCCATGCGACCAGCCAATACAGACCGTCATCACGTGTCTCCATGCCACGTACCCAACCACTTGCCTTGTTACCCTTGCTTACGTCCACACGATGATCGTAGTCAAGCGCGATATCGTGACCACGTACGTTATTATTGAAGTTTTCGACCATACGTGTTGCCTTTTCGGGCGTAATCGTATAGTCCGTCGTCGCGGTTGAGTAGCTACCATATGGAGCGGCCTGAATCCAGACCGGCTCCGTAACGTCAGACGCCATCTTCGGCGCATGACTCAAGTACGTAAGTGTTCTCAACGGCGTTTCCTCCTTTTGGCCGCTGCTTTGCGTCCTGCCGTTGCTTTCGCCTGAAACTTCTTCTTGCCCAACTTCTTACGTCCGATGTGCGCCGCTAGTGCATTCGGATTGCGCACACCCTTTCGCTTCAATTTGCCAGAAAGCTTTGCGAACTTCGTCATCCTTCGACGTGCCATCACTTCTTCTTTCGTACCTGTGTCTTAGGCAGTGTTCCCTTTACTGCTCGCTTACGCGCAATGTATGTAGCAAGAGCCTTGGGGTCACGTGCGCCGCTAGCCTTCAATTGACGCACAAGCCTGTTGTAGCTGAACGCCTTGCCAGCCTTCGTCTTAGGCTGCTTCCCCAATGTGCCGTATCTACGGGGCATTTACTGGCGCTCCTGTGTTACCGGTCTGTGGTTGGCTATTCGGCGTAGCCTTCGGTGTACTCCCCGGCTGATTTGGTACCTGTCCGCCCTTCGGTGTTCCTGACTGATTACCACTCGGAGGGGTATTCGGGGTAGCTGGCTGTACGCCAAATGCTTGCTTGAATGCAGGATCATCAACTTCGGTGATAGGTGCATCAACCGTCTTACGTGCCCACTTCTCTAGCTCGTTGGTCGGCGTGATGATCTTTGCGCCCGCGAGGTTAGCTAGCGCACTCGACCACGCCTGCAAATCCTTTGTCTCACCCATCGACCTGACACGTAGCTTCGGGAACCGGCCAGTCGGGAAGTTCCACGCGACCATCTGCGGGATCAGGTGGTTATTGACCACTTCGCAGATACGTTCGGCTTCATGCCGCAACGACTTCATCAGCATGTCCATCGCCGTACCGGCTGTAGCACGACTGTTGCTGTCAGCTACGAATTGCGCGAGAAGGTTACGTGCGATGAGCAAGTCATGGTGATCGATTGATTCGATAACATTGACCAAGTTACCTTTGACTTCGGCGAACCCCACGATCCAACCGGCAGGACGTACGATGAATGCGTATTCATTGGTACGTAGATTACGGCCAATCTCTTCCGCCTTCTTCTCCGCGTCTGCATCAGCGCCAGGAGGTAGCTCAATGTCAGGAACGCCAATACCATGTCGCTCCTTCTGGATCGCATCGATCTTATACAAGCCTTCTTTGTAAAACCAGTGCTTGTACGCCGTACGTAGCACCGACTTGCCTTCAACCGATCCGCCACGTTTGTCGTTGGTGAAGATCAGCAGCTTCTCAATCGGTATCTCGATGTTGTTAGCACCGCCACCGGTAGCTCCGGGTGACGGATCAATCGGCGTATGATCGATACCGGCAGGGCCACCGTTCTTGTCATAGAGAAACTGCGCAATCGATGACAATGGCCGGAAGGCCAGCTTCTTGAGCATCACGTACTGCTTGCGGTTCGCTGCCTCACGCTCGGGTGCCCAAAAGCCCGGTTCCCACACCTTCTCAAACGTCGCGCTCCCGTACTCCTTGTTGGTTTCAACCTCATCGAGAAACTGCAACCAGTCAACGGACATGCGCTGAAAGATGTTGTAGCCGCAGTACTCCGCTGCATCAAGATCGATCTGCTGGCCTGTGGCCGGTTCCATGTAGTACTCGCCACCGATCACAGGAGTCTTGATTGCCAACAACGTCGAGTTGATCGTAGCGTCGTTGTTGACCATCTGCTCGATGATCCGTAGCGATGTGCGACCGGTACGCCACTGAGGTACAACGTCGGGGATACCGCCCGTAACGTTGGTAACGCCTAACTCGTTGAGAGCCTTCGGATCGGGAGGTTGGACTTGCGGCTTCGCTTGAAGTGTGGTGCCTACTTCTTGGCGTCGGGGGTCGTTGACTGGATTAGCCATTAGAAACCAATCCTAGAATCGTTTGCAAAGTGTTCCCCGGCAGCCAGCTTGAAGAAAGAGTCTGATTCCGTCCTACCGCCACCACTATACAGGTTTCCGATTGAGCCACCTGCACCCAACACGAAAAACTCCGCGTGGAAGTACCTGAGAGCATCGCACGTGTGGTCGTCCTTGTCAAATTGACCCTCACGTGCGTTACGTTCATCGGTAGCAGCCTTCTTGATACGTAACGCTTGTATCTCACGAATCAGGTTACGACAGCGCGGATGAATAAATAGCTTAGGCATACCGTCAGCCCCAATGCGCAGTTGACGTTTGACCGCCTCAACGCCCTGCTTCCATGATACCTCACGCGACCGACCATACATCGGCCCAATGATCATAGCCAGTGTTGCGATTTCGTCCGCACCTGCTGGATCAGCAAACATCGCGTTGACATGAAAACCATCTGGGTTTTGCCGGGTACGTAGCGCGTGTCCGTGCTCGTATGTGGACATGTAACGTATGTAGTACTCACGCCAAACGTATACGTTGTCCGACGGATCGACCATAATATCGAGGCATACGAACGGGTCTGCGAATCCAAAGTCGATTGCCCAATAGTTACGCCAGGTGGGAACATAATCAAACTCCTTCACATGGACGTTGTGGTCAAACTCATCATAAATCTGACCTTCAAACGTTGTGAAGTTGGCTCCGTATTCTTGGCTAAACCACTGAGGCGAAGAGACTTGTCGAATACGCTGAATCTCAGGATCATCGAATCCGCCTGGAAAGGCGATAGGATTAGTCCATGAAGGCAAATGCCAGCTTCGGTATGCGCCGTGCTGTGGGTCTTGACCTAACTCAAATAGCCCGTGGTACCAGTTGAATCCCTCGGGAGTCGAAGGGAAGATCGCTGCGCCTCTATTGTCAGACAACGCCGGTTCGATGTATCTAGTCCACGTATCCATCTTATGCTTCGCTGCTTCTGACATGACCGCGCTATGTAGACCCTCACCCACCAGTCCATCATCAGGCTTATCAGCAGACTTCACTTCAAGATGAGAATTCCAAGGCAACTCGATATACATGTTGCCTTGTCGTGTGTTGTAGCCTTTACGAATCTTCGGGTGACGTAGCTTCATCTTCATAAACAGGTCATCCCACACAACACGAAACTCTTTCTCACCGAGCGTGTATGTCGGGCCTACGATCCAATGCCACGAATCAGGCACAAACATCTGTTCGGTCATCCAGTGACCGGCGCTCCGCGACTTCCCCCACCGCCGCCCACAGCAGGGGATCAGGAACCGCTCAGTAGCCGTGTGAATCTCCATCTGAGCGCGTGTGTGCGGTTCGTAGCCAATCTCGTTGAAGAGGGTTTGACGGTCAATACCGACACCGGCTTGCATATTGACGGCTGCGTTGGCTATGGCACGACCACCGTGAAGCGCCCAGGCTCCACCACAGGGGACTCGGCTGGCGTATCGAAGTGCAGGGACAGCCGGTACTCAGCAGGAGGCCACAAGCCCATAGGATGCGACGCTCCGGTGTTGACCAAGCAGTAGACAGTCATCCCTACGTTGGACGCGGTTTGGTCGGTGTACCACTTCACATTCGTGGGATCATATACGGTGAAGCGTGGGTTGGTTCCGTCGAGTGCGGTCAGAGCACCGAGCTTATCGGTCATATCCACAATCAGGTACTCTTTCGTCCCCTGTATCAGTTGTGTTGCCATTACTCATCCCCTCTGCCGCGATAGTGGTAATGCCAGCGAGTGTCAAGACCGACCAGGACGTATCGAGTAGCATGCAGCGTTCCAGCGTACGTGTTATCTCGGAGGATCGCCGTCCACTTGTTTGATACTACACCAACGAGTAGGTAATCCGCAACTTGCTGGACTTCAAAGACAACGCCCGGTGTGATGGAAACGAGGATTGTGGCTTGATCGACGCCAGCGAAAACCTCTGCGATGGCAGGCGTGATGTGAAAGTACACGTCGCCGGTAGTCGTCAGTGAAGCCGACTCAACACCGAACGTCATAAGGTCGAGCAGAATTACATTCGTATCTTCATGGACAAATATCTCGGCCAACGCACTTGTGATGTGGAGCGGTACGATATCACCGTCACTCTGGAATTCGGACAACGTGAACGGCGTAACAGTTAGGTAACACTCACCACCATCAGACTTGATGATATCCTCAAACGTGGTGATCGGTGTAAGCGCAATCGGTACTGTGCCACTATCGAGGAATGCACG